TTTTGATTCAAATAAATGAACAGTTTCGTTAACATGTTTTACAAAGTCAATTGCATAAACATCATCAACTCTTTCTTGTGATACTGGTGTACCAACTGGTTGACCGTGTTCGGGGTCGTCATCTTTTACTAGGTGACCTACTCCAAATGTTAGATACCCTAATGAGTCTTCATATATTTCGAGGACTTCACCCTCATGTCTCTTTATCTGTTCCTTCAATAATTCTTGGTTCATTTTCTGTGTCCTTCTTAATTTGTGTTTGGATGAGCTCTACCAGTATATCACCCATGGTATTATTTAGTTCTTCGTTCTGTTCAAGTGACTCTAAATCCCACCTTTCATCATCCCATTTTCTAATAGTTCTCTGAAAGTTTAGTTCGGGTTTACCATCTACAAAATCTACATTACCATATTGATAAATGACACCTGTAAACTCACCATGCATAATTTCTATACCAGCTTCTTTCTCATATGGACTTTCTACAACTCTGTAGAATCCCCCATCAAATAGTGGACTAACCGAAGAACTCATCTAAATTTCCTCCAAATTCTGTTGGTAGTTTATCTTGTGTACCTTGATATCCTAACCAGTTTTTAAACATATCCCAATCTTTAATTTGTCTTAGACCTCTGTCATTTACACTTGATGGTTTGTTTGATAGTGTATCAACTCTATCCATGAAGTGTTCAACTACTTGCATCTGATTGAAGAATGGTAAAAGTTTTGCACCATCTTCTCCTTCGGGACTGTTGTACAGTCTTTCTCTTTCAGTGTTCTTACTAGACCACTTGGTTGACTCCTCGATAAGTGTATCAAAGGAGTTGATTCCGAATGTTAGGAATGCATCCTTATTCTTATTGTAGATATCTCCAATAGACGGAATCAACTGTTCGTTATAAATCTGTTCACTGTTGTAGTTTCTTGATGGTGAATCGATATCGATGTTCACCCAATCTTGTGTTCTGTATCTAGAGAAGAACCAAGAGTTTGCTTGTGTCGATGAATCATATGATAGATTCTCTACAAATGAAAAGTATTCGGGTGATACAAAGAATGCAGTCATCATCTCATGTGACCCTACACCTAGTAAGTGTATATTCTTTTTAAGTTCCATAGGTATCTGAAACTCTGATACTGCATAACACATCTCCATTCTGTTTACAAATCCAGTACCTGAACATGCAGATGATAATGATATTGATGCACATCGTTGTAGTTCTTCATCCGTTAAACCATTGACGATAGTTTCAATGTATTGTCTGTATGAATCTACATCTTGACCCTGTACAATCAGTGACACTTTAGTGTCTGACTCCATTGCATCGAACACACTTATCTGTCTCCTAACATTTGCAAGTGTAGAGTTTGCTTTCTGTTGTATCAATTCTTTTGCAAATCTTCTACCTGTTGTAGAAGTTTTCATTGACCAACCTGTATTACTACCATCAAATTCTGTAGGGATATCATCAAATATCATACCCACATCTGAGTACTGAGCTTGGTGTCTGTATATCTTATCTTTAATTTCACCAGTGAGTCCTTTCTTTGTCCTTGACAATTGTAGACCACCACTATCTGCAAAAAGATTACACCATGAAGGCATCAAGTCATGAATACATTCTCCATGTTTTGGTTCACAGTGTGAGTTGAATAACATTGATATATTCTGATTCTTGTACTTGTCATCCATGTATGATATCTTATCATTGAACACAGATACATAAGGTTGAAGTGAACTTGGTTTATAGTACAAGTCCCCTGTACCCATTGTCATTCCCGATATTACATATTCAAAATTCATCTAGTGTAAAACTTCCATAATCCAAACACACTAATAAAAAACCAAAAGAATTCAATCACTAGACTTGCAAGGTTAGGTGTGTAAACTAAACTCACAGTCACAAGTATTGCAACCATCATATTGTTGAAACTGTACCAAAAACCTTTCGGGTCAATACGGTCTAACTGTAGTAGTGCATAGGTTACTATCAGTAATCCTACTCCTACAAAACCAATAATATCGGGTATTGTTACTGACATCTTTTTCCCCAAACTATTTGCATGAACTCTGTTCTTGTTTTATCATCATCAAAAAATGCACCACCTAATCTAGATGTGATTGTTGATGACCCTGTATCTTCTACACCTCTACTCTTTACACAGTAGTGTTGTGCATCAACTACGACTGCAACATCTTCTGTATCAAGAATGTATGATAATGCATGATAGATTTGTTCTGTTAGTCTCTCTTGTATTTGTGGTCTCTTAGAAAAGTATTCTACGATACGATTCATCTTACTAAGACCTAAGACTTTTTGTTTTGGTATGTAAGCTACTGTTGCAGTACCATCAATTACTACGAAGTGATGTTCACAGTTTGATTGAACACTTATGTTTGTTTCAACAATCATGTTCTCATACTTCATCTTGTTATCTACTGCAGTACACTTAGGGAATGCTTCATAGTCAAGACCCCAAAAGACTTCATTGACATACATCTTTGCAACTCTTTTTGGTGTATCAATTAGACTGTCATCGGATAAATCTAGACCAAGGGTCTTCATGATTTGTTCCATGTGTCTTTCTATGTTTTCTATTTTGTCTGTACGACTTAGACCATTCTGTTTCACTGGTGTTTCTACACCAACTTTATCTAGATGGTTGTGAATTTCCAAACCCAATGCTGGGTCTGTTTTGGTTTTGTTATATGCCATTTTTACCTTCCTTACTCGGTTATGTTTTGTGATATGTTGTTACCTTTGTGTAACACATATATTTATATCTTCCAGTCTCCATTAAGAACCAATGCTCTCTGTATGTCACTGTCTTCTTTACCACGGTATGTTCTATTATACACTGAGTCTTTTATATCGTCAAGCCATTTTGCTTTAATTGGATTATTTTCCCAGTAGTCTTCATCAAAAAATATATCGTTGTTCACTAGTGATACCCATTTTCTAAAACATGCTTTACACTGACCACAGTGTTTCAATCTACCTTCATAACATGAATAGGATTGGAATAGTTCTTTCGTTGCAAAGTCTATACCTTTTACTTCGATAAACTCTTTTACTAATTCTGTTTTTGTTTTGTCTTTGTATGGTGATTCAATTGTAAATCTTCTTTCCTCAGTCCAGTGTTGTTCTTGCCACATGTGATTAAGTAAGTCCATCATCCTTAGATAGAATACCTCATCTTTATCATATGACCTGTCACCACTGACTGAACCCATCATGATATGTTCACCATAGTAAGATGCAATCAAAACCAAGTGTGCATTTCTGTTTGGAACTATTGCATCGTCTCTTTCAAATTGTCCTAGGTTTAACACATCATCAAGAAATATCATCCTCTCATCCAATCCACTCATAGACATTCTTTCTCTATGGTCATAATTAGATTTCATACTAATGTTCAGTAAGACATCGGGTTGTAAAAGGTGGTCAATGATTATTGAGTCTTGTCCACCACTATAGAGAAGAACAGTCTTACCTCTGACTTTCTCTCTATTATTTGTTATCATATTTACACTCATGTTCCGATTTGGTTACCCCATATGTAACAGTGAACTCTTGCAGATACATTATATCCTCTATCCATTGTTTGTTCTGCAATCATAGCTGCATTCTCTTGTTGTGTTTCTTCTAATGCACCTACAGGCATAATCCATATAGGATATCTGACACCAACGTCACGGAAGGATTGGATTGCATTTTCAATCTCTTCCCATGATTCATCTGTTCCATTACATACAAACTTAAGTTGACCATGTCGTGATAGGTCATGGTATTGTTTTACAACTTCGGGTTTGACTGCATCCTTTTCTCCACTAGTATTGAAGATTTTGGGACTGATAGAAAAGAAAAATTCTTTATGTGGGTAGTGACTGATATACGTTTCTAGTTCTTCACGTATGATTTGTGTACCATTTGTTTCTATGGTAATGTAATTCTGTTTTGGTATTCTGTTGAGTATCTTTACCATGTTCTTCTGTGCAGCTCTAAGTAATGGTTCTCCACCAGTAAATGCAAGATGCCAGTTGTCTTTTAACAAGTCATCTAATCTATCTGCAACTTCTTCGGGTGTCTCTTTGTGTTGTAGATGTGCAAACTTCTTTGACCAAGAGTAAGATGAGTCACACCCATACTTAAATACAGGTAACTCTTCTACTTGTGTAATGTCTGTTAAGCTTATCTTTTCGAAAGGTAATTCGTATGTGGATGGGTCTGTTGGGTCATTCTGACCGAAACCATTGCACTCAAGATTACATCCAAAGAATCTCAACCATGCAGTTGGGACTCCAGTGTAATGTCCTTCTCCTTGAATACTTTTAAAAATTTCCGAATATAGCACTGTTTGCTCCATGTTCAAAACACTCTACTGAGTGTACTTTTACTCTGTCATCGTTGTACTCTTGTACACAGTAATCGTAAACATATTTAGCAAACATTTCACATCCTACATTTTCCATCATCACCAATCTGATTAAACCGTCATGTGATAACTTTCTGAAAGTGTAGATATGAGGGTCGTCTTCTGCGACTGCAGTTGTGTGGTCAAATGTATCCTCTAGGAAGTTCTTAAGTTTAGAGAAATCTCCAAAGTCAATTACCCAATTTCTAGAGTCTAGTGTGTCTGCTTCGAAAGTGATTTTAAAACCAAGGGAATACCCGTGAATTAAATTACAGTGACTATCTGCTTTCCATTGTCTGAATGCACAAGATAGACCTCTGTCATTTCCGTAAGTTTTGATTACTCGATACATAGATTCATTATATAATAATCTAGACGTGTTGTCTAGATGTTTTTTAAAATAAAAATGGGGGTTGGTAAGAGAACCCCCGAGAACTCTTTTAGATTAAGATTGAACAGGTGCTTCTGCTTCTGTTAGAACTTCTGCTTCACCGTCTTTTGACTCTTCTTTGCCTTCGTTACCCTCTACGTCTGTAAAGAATTCTGATACAAAGTTTACTGCGTCGTCTAATAGACCGTGTACTGATAAATGATTAGGAGTTGCCTCTTTATCATCATGTTCAATAACAACTGCATAACCATTTGCTGCTCTTTCGATTGTTGCTCTAAATGCCATTTTTTACTCCAAGTTTGAAAGGATGTTTTCAGGGTTAGTAACCTTGTATGGGTCATTACTAGCATCTTGAGAGATACCAGGCTCTTCATACCATTGAGTGATTAGTCCGTCTTCAACGACAGCTGCACATCTCCATGCACGTTTACCAAATCCTAAGTTTAATTTATCAACCAAAATACCAAGTTTATTTGCAAAGGAACCATTTCCATCTGCAATCATCTTGACCTTTGTTATATTTAGGTCGTTTGACCATGCGTTCATAACGAAACCATCATTCACTGAAAAACAGTAAATGTTGTCAACACCCTTACCTTGGAACTCTTCGAATAATTCTTCATAACGAGGAAGTTGTCTAGTCGAACAAGTTGGTGTGTATGCGCCTGGCAAAGTGAAGAATACATTCTTACCTGTCTCAAACATTTTCTGAGTGTTGATAACATCAAAGTTATCTTCAACTCTCTGTGTGAGATGGGTCTTCGGTATTCTAGTTTCTCCTGCTGTAACAAAACTCATAATTAAGTCTCCATAATATATACGTTAATATACTCTAGTATACTACTATCCGTGTATTTAGTCAATACGTTTTCTTATTTAATTTTAATTACTTGAGGTTTTTCTTCTTCGGGAATTTCTCTGTCCAGTGAAATCACTAGTAAACCATTGGTTACTTTTGCACTCTTGATAACAATATGTTCTGCAAGTGTGAATTTTCTAATGAAGTTTCTTTCTGAGATTCCCTTATGAACAAAATCGACACCATCGACTCTTGGGGATGAATCACCTGTGATAGTTAAAACTCTATCTTTAAACTCAATCGATATCTCGTCTTTAGCAAATCCTGCTACTGCAAGTTCAATAAAGAATGAATCTTCATCTACTTTGATTAAGTTGTATGGTGGGTAATTATCTGATTGAGTTGTTACTCTGTCGAGGTCTTCGAAGAGTCTATCAAATCCGATGGTTAGTGGTCTGAAGCGACCGAAAGCGTCTATACTTGTCATAATTTTCTCCTTTTTAAAAGCAAGTTAATGTTAATACCTAACCCCTACTGGGCATTAGGTGTAGAGAACCGAGCTCTTTTGAAGATATATCTTCCCGAAGGTCAATACCCGAGCTCTTTTGAAGTTCTCATACTATATTATATAGGGACTTTTACATAAAAGTCAAGGGGTTTTTTGAAAAAAACCTAATAAATTTCTCTGATTACATTCTGTAATCTACCACATTTCATGAGGTTGTGTAGTCGGTCTGCTTGCGTCCTTAGATACTCGGCAGACAATGATGCATAATGTCGCATTGTTATCTCCTGTTATGTTGAAACTATCTGACACATGGACTTCACTTTCGTTACTTACTCTTTGTGTCGTAATTGTTTCTATTATGTGACAATTGTGTGTCACATTAGTATTTAGACATTATATCAACTGAATACTATATTTGCAAGACCTTTTTTACTTCTTCTCACTATTTCATTCTTTACCTTCTGACGAAGTTTAGGAATTACTGGTTTATTGTATGCATCCATGAGTTCTTGATTAGTTTTAGTTTTCATGTAATCATGAACTATGGTTTTCTTTTTTGTATTTCTGTCAATCTGTACAGAAGTTTTACCGAATTTCACTGGCATAATATATCTCCATAATTTGTATATTATTTAGTGTTACCTTTTGTTACATCTTTTAGATGCTCTATCTATAACTTTTAAATTATGGTGTATAACATATGTCATTAACATGGTAGGGAATATAACATCTCCTTTTTTGAGAAGATTTTCTTTGTCTAGTATCCACACAGGTGATGTGAATACAACTTTGTGTAGTATTAGTCTTTCTGTACTTGGGACTCTAGGTAGTAAAGGATTCTGTTCGTACACACATTCATAATCCATTCCCCGTTGTGTCGTCCAAATGTCTGCAATCTGCAGTGTGTAATACACTGCCATCAAAGCTCTAGATGGTCTTTCTTGAAAGTTCCAGTGGAGTGAAGATACGAACTTTTTCGGATTTACCTTTAACGAGTATTCTATCGACTTCAGAAAATGCTCTTGATGTACACTGTCTATATGTTTCTTCTGATAACAACACGTCAACCCCATCATAATTTCTCGTTTGGCCTTCGAGTCTAGCCCCAAGGTTGACGGCATCTCCAATGACGGAATAGTCAAATCTAAGTTCTGAACCCATGTTCCCGACAATACAGGTTCCTGTGGAAATGCCGATGCCGACATTAATAGGAGGTAGATTGAGAGGAGAAAGTTCTTCATTAAGTTCCTTGGTTGCTTCGAGTATTTCTATTGACGATTTGACTGCAAGTTCTGAATGGTCGGGACAATCCAAAGGTGCATTCCAAAATGCCATGATGCAGTCGCCCATATACTTGTCAATGGTTCCATTGTTATTTAGGATTATCTTAGTTTGCATGTCCAAAAACTTATTTACCAATTCAACTAATCCTTCGGGGTCATCATTGTTCTTGTAGTGTTCACTGATTGGAGTAAATCCACAGATGTCCATGAACATGAAAGTCATTTCTTTTCTCTCTCCACCTAACTTTAATTTTGATGGGTCTTTTGCAAGTTGGTCAACCATGTCGGGGGATAAATACTTTTGGAACTGTTTCTTAATTTGTTCTTTGAGTTGAAATGTTTTATAGTATTTGTTGAAAGATGCATGTCCAAAAACTATCAAGGAGGCTACCGATGAAAAGAAGGTATCGAAAAGAACGTAACTTGAAGTCCATAACCAATATCCCCCATACACCTGAAGACCTACTATTCCTAAAGAGACTAGAGCCGCAAGAGTTGTGGGAACGTTGTAGACCACAAGAAGAGTCATTAGAAGGACTGTCATTAAAAGAACAATCTCTAAGAATTCAAGATAGTAGGATTGTTGTATTTGAACTCCTGTCAAAACGGTTTGTAAAAGAGAGGCTTGAACTTCGTGGGGATACATTACACCCACTGGGGTTGAAACTGGATTATTCAAACCCTCTGCAGTTAGACCATAGATTAGAATCTTATTCTGAACATCAGAACTAGGTAAGTCTGCAAAAGAAATAGAGGGAAACTTATTCCAGTAAGATATCATTACATCTGCAGTGGATGTTGTCTCAATAGGTTTCTCTCTACCCATTCTAATCCACTCAATACCTGTCTCGGGTGTAACTCTAGTTTGGTAGTTGGGTTGGTCATAAAATGCTCTGAGAGTCTCTAAAACTACACTCGGATACACTACGTCATTTGCAGTGACTAGGAGTGGTGCAGAACGTACTGTACCGTCAAAATTTGGTGTTCCTGAGATTGATGGAGTTGCAACCGTTACCCCCACACCATATGTGTTATCCATTAGCGTAGAGACGGGATTTAAAATTCCATCGTAATTCCATGCATGAAGTGTAATATCTCCACCACCAAACACACTTGTTCTAACATATGGTGCAGAACCTGTATCTTTTTGTGTAGTGGGTGCAGCTCCTAAAATAGATAATCGATTGACTAATCCATTTGCAAATACTTCATCTCCTGAGAACCTATCAGGTTCTGAAAAAATAATTGAAAAAACATGGGTGTTAGTGTGATGAGTGTCCCATAGTGTATCACCATAAACGTTTCTAGGAAACGGGTATTGACCATACTTCTCTATAGATTTCTCATCTATGTTGACTAGAACAATGTCGTCTACTTGTACTTCTTTGTGTTGTTGATGTAAAAAATCAAACCATGACCATTGTATATTCTCTACGATGTATGGGTTCCATACTTTAATACCGACTAGTAAACTTATCGTTACTAATACAGTTTTCCAACTATACATTCTCGTTCTTAGATTCCCAATCCTCTATTGCTTTTTTGATTGAGTCTTCTGCAAGGACTGAACAGTGTAATTTGATTGGAGGTAATTCAAGGATTTCTGCAATCTCTTTATCTTTAATCTGTTTTGCTTCTGCAATCGTTTTACCTTTGAGTAAATCAACGAACAACGAACTGCTTGCAATTGCACTTCCACATCCATAGGTTTTGAATTTGACATCTATTATCATCTCTTTTTCGTCAAGTTTGAGTTGCAGTTTCATGACATCACCACATGCTGGGGCTCCTGTCATTCCTGTTGCAACGTTTGGGTCGTTGGGGTCGAATCTACCAACTGAAAATTGTTCGGGTGCATTGAGAACACCCTCGAATCTGTCTATAACTTTCTGTGAATATGCCATTAACTTAATCTCTTTTGAATGTATTTTACTGCAGCGTAAATTGTTAAACCATATATTGCAAATATCGTTAAGGGAACTGCCATATTCAGGATTACACTAATATCTAAAAAGAGTAAATCCTTTGTAAAATCAATAATCGCTTCAGCATCACCTTGAGCAGGTTCAATATTTCCTTCCACAGTATATTGCATATTATTATCTGTAAGCATCAAGTGGAATTCATTCTCAGGAATACACATCATACCTTCAGGACAACCCTCCTCGCCTGGGTATTTAGTTCCTATAGGATTTCCGAACATATCTAAATTCATAATTATTCCTGTGTAACTGTCACTCCACAACCACCAACTGTCATACAATCAAGACTTAGATTGTATGTTTGATTTGTAGTACTCATTTGTTTTAGGATTAAATCGGTACCGTATAATCCGTCAAGAGTTATGTTTGCATTATGAGTAGCACCATTACCTTTTTGACGAATGAATACATCGTTATAGTCATTGTAAATTGTAAGACCTATATTTTTTGCACCATTACTTTGTTGTTTAATTTTAACTTCGTTATAATCCCCAGCTAAGTGTAAATCAAAATCATGTCCATCTGTTGCACCTGTCTGATTAGTTTGTTGGACTGCTAACTTGTTGTAGTCACCATAAAGAGTAATATCTATCTCATGTCCACCTGACTCATAACTATCACCATACCAAGTTAAATCAGTATCAGAATCAAGTGTAGTCCATGCAACTCCTTGTGCAAGTTTCATTTGATTATTCGAACCACTGATTTCGTCAAAAGTAATTGTATTAGGATTAGCATTTGCATTCGTATTTACTTGTACCAAATACATATCTAAACTTGATGCAGTAATGAATGAATTGATATCTAACATTTGTATCTTATTATCATATCCAATTTGGTCAATACCCAACTGAAAGTTATCACCTGTCTGTGTGATATTGATTTCATTATCGTCAGCTATAGTAATCATGGGGATGATTAACATCCCCACAAATACTGACTTCAATTTAGTTAAAATATCCATTGTAATAATAATACCAAAAGGACACCTTTACCAAATGCTAACCACATCATGTGATAGTCATCTAGTCGTAACCCTTTTTGAAAACTGTATAAAGAGTTCTCGTGCCATTCCTTTATCTTACTTAACATATATTCTCCTATATTTAGTTTGACTGATTGATAAATATTTCAATACTAGGGTCACCGTTACCAAATTGAATAACTCCCTCATATCCATCAACAATCGTTTCAACGTAACCGCTTCCACCTTGTGCAATGATTATCTCAATCACTCCGTTTACGTTTCTGAAGAGATATAAATCTCCATCTTGAACAAAAACATTATATTGTGAATCTTTGTTAAATCCTGTTGTTGCACCCTGTATGTTGAATGCACCACTTCCTGTTTGTGTTTGTGTGTCTCTAAGACTGAGTGTAGTCCTTTCTAATTCTTCGACCACATCTAGTAGGTCGGTTAAGAAATCAACATCTAACATGTCGATATCTAATTCTGAGTATTCTAAATCAACTGTTGTGTCTGCAAGAGAATCACTCTCAAGGTCATCAAACTCTAGAAAGTCTATGTCTAATATTCCTTGGTCTTCTTCCAAGTCACTGATTGCTTCTTCTTCGACAACCTTTTGTACTTCCTCGGGGGGATTTACAATAAACATATTGTCGATTAATGATGTGGTGATATTATTTATAACGACACTTCTACTTGGAGGTGACTCAACTGTTGAAACCATTGTTGCTTCAAAAGCTTTACTAAGTGTAATTGTTCCACCTTCGTTTGATACATCTATCTCACCTGAAGGTGTCACACCATCTTCATCAGGTAGTAATATCACAAGTGTTCTACCTAATTCATCTATTGTTGTTGTAAAATTTGTGCCTCTAATGGCAATTTGTGCTGTAGGTGTTGTTACACTTATGTTTGATTTACGTATTCTACTTCCAGTTCCTGATGCAAATCGAGCTGTACCCTGAACCATATTGATTGCCATCTTAGATTTTGATGGGTCGGGGTCATAGTATGCTTCATCGATATACACTATGGAGTGTTCAGTAAGTGCAAGTTCTTCTTCGTCTAAGAACTCTATTAACATTCTACCGTCTCCAGTACGTGCCTCATCGTATAAGACTACTTCGTACCCTTCGTTTATATCTTGTGGATTATCTTCGCGTAGGAGTGTTGCGAATCCTGTCAATTCTTTAACATCACCAATGGGGTTACTTAATGCAACCCCACTGAATAATAAAATGTTAAGAATCGTTAGCTGAATCTTTTTGATTGATTTGAATAACTGCATTATCACTTGTAACATCTAGTGTTATAATACTAGTTGGTGAAGAACACCCTGTAACACCAGTCGGACAAGTTCCTGTCATCTGATTGATGTCTACATCTGCACTATCACCATCGTGAGTGAATGTTAGTGAAGAGTCACTAGCATCATTCTGTAAAGTGTTTATGTTATTAGAAGAACCAGTGACATCAAAATTCCATGTCAAGTTATCTGCTTCCCAATCTATATCAAAAATATTTGAACTACCGATTAATATTAAGTCTGCATCTAAAGATTCGGAACTCGCTACACTACCTTGGTCTATATCAAAAGTATTACTACTTCCTGTTACATCAAAGTTGATGTCCGATGAATCTGCACTACCTGTATCACCAATTTTCCAGTCTATTACGTTAGAATCTCCTGTGAAATCTAACTTGTAAATAGAACTGTCTGCAGTAACAGGCCCGAATAGGACATTATTGTTACCGTTGAAATCTAAATCAAATTCTAAAGAACTACCAGTAATTGCCATTGCACTTGATACACTACCTGAAGAACCATTGTCTCCACCGATTTTGTTACCAAAACCGATTTGGTCGATGTAAAGTTTCAACGTATCACCTGATTGTGTGATTTTAATTTCATTATCATCAGTGGCTTGTGCGAATACGAATGTTGTCGACATTAATAATACTAAACTAATTAGTTTATTCATTTTCGTTTACCTCTTTTGTTGAATGTAAATCGTTAGTCCCATTAGATTGGTGGGGATGACGATGTCCATCCTCTATTTTCCAAAAACCTCTATCGTGTCCTTGGTATATTAATTCCAGTACTGCAGCTTCAATAGCTGTACGTACTGCATACGTCACTGATTCATTATTTCCCACTCCGTCCTCATATTCAACAAGTTGTGTTCCCTGTTCGATGAATCTAAAAATGTCACCTGAAGAACCGTAAGACAATACAGACTTACGTGTTTGAACGTTTAATAATACTTCACCCGTGAGAACAGATACTGCTCTCATGCTTATAGTAACAACATCTTTACGATATTGTTTTGCATATCCTATGCCTAGTGTTCGTGCGCCTCGTCCACCTGACATAAGATTTGTATCATAACCTATAACACCACCTTCAATAATTATTCCTGCGAATAATAAGGGTTGTACACCCTTTGCTGATGTCTCAGTTGCTGTTGCATAATCCTGTCTTGCAGAACGAATGATTTGTCTTTCTCTTACGAGATTATCTATACCATTTCTTTCCACAACACGAAACCATGTTCCACCACCTGCTGTCTTGAGTGCATCAATAACCATTTCGGTTGCACCCTGTGTGACTGCAGTTGAAAAGTCTGCAATACCTTCTCTTGCTTTTCTTTGACCAGTCTTATCTAAAAAATTATATACTGCAACGACTGGTTTGTCTTTTGCTGGTGGTAGTTCTAAAAGTTCTATATACGATGGTAGACTTACTACCTCAGGGTTGTCGACACAAATATACTTTCGTGCCATGGATTTCTGTATACCCATTTGCAAGTGTCTATTAAAACCTTCAGTGTACTTCCCTGCTGTGTCATTACAGTCTTGGGGGTTCTCACTCCATTGTGGAAATGATGCACACCCCGTCATTAAAATGACACTTAGTAATACATGCAAACATCGTACCACTTTACCCTCCATCGGGGTCTTGACCAAAGTTACCTGTTCCTACAGGTATTTCTATAACTGTTGTTGTTCCGTCACTATCAACAATGGTCATTTTAATAAAATCTGTTCCATCTGCACCAGTGATAACTTCCCATGTTATAGTGCTTCCTTCCAAAACAAATGAACCAAAGTTTGATGCATTATCATTACTGAACATTGATTCTACTAATTGTTTTGATAACTGTGAGTAAATTCTTGATTCTAAATTTCTAATAAATTTTGCAAGTGTAGAATTTTCTTCTTCTCTTAATGCAGCTTTCCTTGCAGCTTCAAGAGCATCTTTAATTGTTTTTTTTCTTGAGCTTTCTTGATTCTCAATTGTGAGATAATGAGCTCCAGTACCTACCCCACTGAAACTGGGGTTCTTGAATTTGTGAACTATATCAGAACTTGCACTTATACTGAATAAAAGAAGTCCACTAATTAGAATTATGTTTTTCATTCGTTTTACCTTTTCCCTTTTTTTTCTCATTTTCTTTATATTCTAACACAACGTCCACTTTTGTTTTCAGTCGTATAAGGTCTTGGTCTAACATCCTTGTTTGGTCGATTACACGAATCAATGCTATATGCATCTTTTCAATTTCGGGTTCTATGTGTTCACCAATAAACCACCACACATAATATATAAAGTAACCTAAACCAACTGCCATGACGATAGGAAATCCATACTGTGATATAAGTTCGACTATGTTTACTTCTTCCACTAGTCTCTCCTTACATCTAGTTTCCCATCTTCTATAAAGTTCTCTGCCCTAGCAACCCTTTCAATGTCGGGTCTTAGTTGGAGAGCTGACGAGACTAACATGTCTATCTTTGTCATTTCATTTGACATGGTTCTTGCACGATTTTCTAATGACGTACAGAACATTGTTAGTGTTTTAATTTGGTCTACAATGCCTTGTAGTATTTGTTTGATGATAACGAATATAAAAATGCCCATAACAATTCCACCTGCTATAGGAAATCCCAATTCACTTATCAATTCAAAAACAAAGTCCATACTGTTATTTATAAGAATACTCGTTTCTTCGGGATAAAAAAAAGGGACTCATGTGAGTCCCTCTCTTCAAGTGTGTTCTTCTTATTTTACTGAAGAAATAGTTCTAATGATGTCAGCTTTTGTTTTAGACTTCACAACTTTAATGTTGTTCTTGTCTGCAAACTCGACTAACTGTTGCTTTGTCATTGTTTTCAAATCTGCAACTGGTGGTACCGTTTTCTTAACTGCAACTTTCCTTTTTACAGGTGTTGGTTTTGATACTGGTACTACACTAGAACTGGTATCACTTTTACTTAATGATTCATAGACTGCGTATCCTAAGACACCCAATACTATTGCTCCAATTAAATATTCCATAATATACTCCTAACGTTAGTTATATTTATTTATCCAATAATGGATTCTTATCTTTAGCTTTACCTACGGCAAGTGCTAAAATCTCTAAGTATTTATACACCTTTGCCCATACCTTATCATCGTGTGGGGTTGGTGTTATTGCTACGACCACTGAACAAATTGAGATAACCACTGGGACTATCATCAACAAATTCCATATACCCATAACAAAATCTATTATACCTTGAAACATATTTCCTCCTATTCCTTGTTTCCAATACTATACTTGGAGGTGAGTTTCCATTCTCTCTTCTGTTTGAACGGGATAATTTTTATCTGAGACAAAGGTGTAAGGGGTTCTTTTACCTTATCTTTATCTACTATTGATAATAATTTCCATTGTTCAAGGAGAATTACGATACTGTTTCTTCTACCGACATCTGTCTCATCAATTGTACTAGGTTTTCCGTCTAGTTTAAACAACTCTTTGAAGTGTACGATATAATACTTACCTCTTTTGTGTAGTATGTGACAGCTTTGGAAGAGTTCCTTTTCTCTCCGAGAAGCTACACCTATACGGGTGAGTGTCTCCCTTATCTTTAAGAAGTCATCTTTTTCGGGGAAAGTTATCTCGACTAGATTGGAAATATCTTCAAAACTATCCATTATTTGTACCACCTTTATTCATTCTTTTCTTCAATTCTTTTATTTGAGAGTCAGTCAAAATATTTACGTATTCGTGTGCTTTGTTGTCATTACACTTATAGTATTCTTTAACTACCTCTATTTTTTTACTTATGTAGGGTTTACTCCATTTGGAGAACCTTTGTTTACTACGAAGAGTATTTAGGAAAAAAGAGAACTGTAGACGATTATCTAGGTGGTGATAGGTGTTCATCTCCTGTACAAAATATATAGAATCTCTATGGTACGATAGAGATTTGTTTGTTAAAAAGGGTGCGTATTGTTTCTCAGATATGTCATCTACCATGATGTCTTTCTTGGTAGATGATACTGCTTTTACATAATCAAACGGATTTATCTTCAAGTGTTTCTCCTCTATCATGTAGTTGTCTTGCTACATGATGAATCAAATCATCTCCGAATAGTCCTTCGACCATAGTAATTTTTTCTCTAGTGGATAAGATTTCTCTAATGACTCTACCGTCCATATATTGAACATCACTCACACCCTTGCCACCTTCAGTGTCTTCGGGTCTGTCGTCATACCACATTGAGTTTAGACTATGGACATGTATCTGCATAACTGTATCTCTCATTTCTTCAGCTATCAGTAAATGCCGTTGTCTTTCAACTACTTCATCATATTGTCCCATATCTACTCCTTAAATTTACACTCTGTCATGAGTTCTGTCATACATGCAACAAAGTTAATCTCTGCATCTGCAGAGAAAGCATTCTTATATTGATAGTCTGCAATCACTAACACTGCTGCTGGTATCGATTCGGGTACTATTCTTTTCTCAAGTGCATCGAATACTTTTCTGAATAACACTGAGAAGTCTTGATTTGAATTTTGTCCTACCCACTTCCTCATGTCACCCCATCGTTTTTCTTTGATGCATGAGATTAGTGGTGTTAATTTTTCATCTGCAAGTGTAGACAATACTCCACTGTCAATTACACCTGCCACACTGTATCTTTGTAGTTCATTCAACACTCTTCGGAAATCGGGGAAGAACTTGAATATCAATTCTGCAACTACTGGTGTTTCAAACTTAATCTGTTCGTTACCTAGTATATTCTCCACACGTTTCATAAACTGTGATGCAAGAACTGGTTTATCATCGTTTGTAATTTTGAAATCAATGTTTACACATCTTGAGTGTAGTGGTGCAATGATTCTGTTCTTGTAATTACAAGTGAAAATGAATCTACAGTTATTACTAAATTCTTCAATAAAATTTCGAAGAGCGGGTTGAACAGAATCTGCATTGATGTAGTCTGCTTCGTCCAGTATTACTACCTTTGGGGAATTGGATAAAGACACTGTTGATGCAAAGTTCTTGATTTTAACTCGTAAGGTTTCGATAAGTCTTCCCTCATCTGAACCATTTATTACGATAAAATCTGCACCTAGTTCATTACATAAAGCTTTTGCAACTGTTGTCTTACCGACTCCTGCTGTACCACTCAATAAAAGATTAGGTATCTGATTCTGTCCAACGAACTCTTGGAAACTTTTTTTGATTGATTCGGGTAAAATACATTCCTCAATATTTTGAGGTCTATACTTTTCTACCCATAGAAATTCTGTATTCATAATAGGTGTAAACTCCCCACCGAATTTACTGTGCCACTAACCCTAGAGGTTTGATGAGATATAGTGACTCCCGTGGGTATTACAGAGACTGGCATAACACTCACACTTATTTTCATCTTAATACTATTTATATTAGATGTCATATTTTGAATCGGGTTCCAATGCAATAAAATATTCAAGGTCGATGTCTTTGTTCTTAAAGTGTGATACACCTTTAGATGATACTTGAACATCATAGTTACCTTGTAGTATTTTCAGATTCTCAATTTTGAAATACATCTCAAATCTTTTACCGTTTCCTTGTCCAACGATTCTAGAAAATGCATTCGATGTTGAATTCTTTTTGTCTCTCACTGTAAGTGTAAGATTAGTTCCATCTGATTCTAGGATTAAATCTGTTACACCCAATACACTTGCAGCTTTCTGCAAATCCTGTAGTAAGTCTACATTGATACTAAGACTAATTTCAGTCTCGGGCATAGTCACCATCTTCTCGGGGGTGATAACCATTCCTTAAATTGCATAGAAGTAAGACATAGATGAGTCTGTATCTGACACACTCAAATTAGTTTCGTTAAATTGAAAATCGGGGTCTTCCAGTAAGGAAGTTGCACCCAAGAATTCTTGTAGGTTATAGATAGAAAACCCTTGTGGGAACTCTTCACTTATTGATGCTCTTGCAAGAACATTTTTCATTGCAGAGATTGTTTTAATCTCATTACCTTCTGACACTTTGATACCACTGTTGATGGTTGCAAAGTTTTTGAGTATATCTTTCGTTTGATTAGATAACTTCATTTTTCACTTTCTCCATTATAATTTCACGGTCATGCACATGCAACATAAACAAAGCATAGTGCATAACCTTTAAAATGTCTGCTCTGTTTTTTCCGTTTTTCTTACCGTATCTTTGTGCATACTTGAGTATGTTTCCGACACAGAATCCTTCACCATGACCACTGTCTATAATAAACTCAGTAGATTGATACTTGTTCAAACTATAGTGTTGGTCATAAGTTTTGTCAATGTACTTGGAGAACTCATTTAAGAGTTCTCCCTCATTGTACTTGTAGTCTATATTTTTCATAGGTACTGACATTGTACTATTAAACTTCATTTGAGTCAATAGGGTTTTCGTAATCATCATCACCCATGCTGACACCTGCGTCAACCTTAGTGTAGAGGTCAAGGAAACTATCTCTAGTTTCTTCATCGAACCTTGAAATACATAGTTGGATTGACTTCATTCTGTCACCAAACATTTTCCATGCATTGACAATGTGAACCAACCTTCTTGTAGTAATGACATCATCGATTGCACCTTCATAGAAAGTCTTTCTGATAACTGATGCCCAGTCAACAAGATTCTCAACGAACTCCTTGTCAACCTCATGACCATTGAGAGCCATTTCTTTCTCAACGATTTTTCTCTCAGTAACTAATGGTGGGTATTCCTGTTGCATAGTAATTGCAAACCTTTCCAACATTGCTTCGTTCATCAACTGAGTCCCGATGAATTTACCATCGTCTGACCCTTGACCTTTAGTGTTTGCAGTACCGATGATAGTGAACCCTTCTTTAGGTGTCACGTACTCACCAGTCTTCTTGATAAGGTATCCTTTACCTTCAAGAACTGACTGTAGACACATCAACTTGTTAGAACCCAAATCAACTTCGTCTAGAAGAAGGACTGCACCTTTTCTCATTGCTTTGAGGACAGGGCCTTCTCTGAACATTAAGTCCCCACCTTTGAGAGTGTGTCCACCCATCAAATCATCTTCATCAGTCTCGATGGTGACGTTGACTCTGTAACACTCTCTCTTGAGTTGAGCACAAACTTGTTCGACCATCAGTGTCTTCCCGTTACCACTTAGACCAGTGACAAAGACAGGGAAGAAGATTTTAGACTTGATGATACTTTTGACATCTTTGAAATGTCCAAAAGGAACATAGTTGCTCATCTTCTCGGGGATAACTTTTACACTATCCTCAATGATATTCATTGAAGATGCTTCAGTTGCAACTGCAACTGGTGAATTAAATCCTACGTTAGTCTGACTAGGTTTAGTCATTTTGACTGTGGACACTGGAATAGAACTTCCTGTGTAACCACCAACTACTGCCTGTAAATTAAAGACACCATTGTCTCTAAAGTTGTACCTTGCAGACTTTACCCAGTAAGGTACATGTCCAAGGTTCTTCAAGTCCTCTGCAGTAAACGAGGTCTTGTTGGGGTATGTGCCAGTAAGGGTTGCTAAGAACTCCTTCCTGTCGGGGGTGAAATGAAACATCTTCCCATTGATGTCAATCGACTCATTTCTATCGTAACTTCTTTTATCCATAATATAGTCTCCTTTGGTTTTTCTCATCAGTTATTAGTATACAAAAAAGTGTGACCCATTGTCAACCCTATTTCACAGGTTTCATTATTCTTTGTAATTTATCTTCTTTAAACTTTCCAGTGTTCACCCAAATCCTAAATGCAAAACACTCTTCAGCTTTGGTTGCACATGTACTTACTTTGTCACACTTGAACTTCTCACAGGGAGATGGGCCCACGTTTTGAATTGCATCTGCAAAACTCATTGTGGGTGTTGAAGTGTAATACACTGGTGTTAAATCTATTGTGTTAATTCTCATGCTATCTCCTGTATAAATTGATTCATTAAGTATCTAGAAGTCGACTTGTTCATCTGATTTCTTTTGAATGCAGTGGTCAATTTTGCTCTTGACTCACCTACCATTTCATCTGAGAGTTCATCATCCCCAGTGACTTCTAAAACTTTTGATTGTGCAACGAACAGTTTACCATATCCGTGACATGGTATAACCGAACCTGTTTTTTTGATATCTTTCCACTCTTCGTCACACTGTGTGTAAGAATAGTAACCATCATTGATACAACTTTTTAGGTTGTTGAATTCTTGCTTCTTACCTAGAATGAAGTACCCATTTACTTTTGTACCTGTCTCTGATTTCATCCAGTCAATTAGATTACATGTTCTTAAGAAGTTACTTTCATTACTGATATCATACTTGTAGGTTCTTCTTGAAACTGTATCAGTGATATATTTGTCTCTACCATAACCACCTTCGAACTTGAATCCATCGTAGACATGTGAATAACCATCCGTAATGAACGTTGCATTCATGAGGTCAACACCCCATGCTTTTTGTAACTTGGGTAATGTGTATCTTGCCCAAACAATACTTGCATCTAGAGGTGTTCCACCTAGTCCAAGTTTTCTTGGAGTCCACCAGTCTAATTCTTTTAGACCTAGGTCACTGCTGTATGGGTCATAGTACTCAAACCCTTCATGGTCAATATCAAACCAATCAATGATTTCATTGTATTTCTTTTCGTTTAACCAACCGTATGCAGAGTCAGCTTTCTTTGCATTGTAAATTGCACCGAATACTTTACCTGCTTTTAGGTATTGTGATTTGGACATGTCACTTGAGAACCACTCAAGTAGTCTGACAGTATCAGTTCTAAACCAACTTCTCTCTTCATCAGTTTCGTTATTGTCGTCACCGTAAACATCTGAGAATGATAGAATCTTGAATGGGATGTTAACTTTTTTACAGAACATCATTAGAATGAATGCCTGTTCTAGTAAGTCACATAGTGTATCTGCAATTGAACCACTGTGGTCAATGAAGACAACGAGACCGTGATTCTTACCTTGAGGTAAGTAAGTCATTCTCTTGAAGATGTCTTCTGAGATTTGATACTTAGAAAGTTTTGTTAGGTCAATTCTTCCAGTCTTAGAAGACATTGCTCTCTTAGAAAGATATGCAGACTTCTTCATCTCAAATTCTTTTGCCATGTGATTGACAATCTTTTTGTTCTTTGCTTCTAACTTCTTGAAAGATGATGATGCAAAATTCCAGTATGAATCAGATTTAGATTTGTCTTGATAATCTTTAAGACTTTCATCAATTGACTTTTGGATATCTTTTTCCATATCATCTACACTGACGATTGCATTCTTTAAAAAGTATTGTAGTTGTTCATCAGTCTTGACATCCATGTTAGTATAGAGTCTGTCGTTGACTTTCCAGTTCTCTTTGTCAACTTGGAATATTTGTTCGTTATTGTGTGCATTTCTTTCAGTAATAGACTTCCTTGCAGTCGGGGATGCTTTACCACCCTCATTACCATCATCTGTATCTTCAAACAGGGGTTCCTGTCCATCATTATCATTGTTTGATATATCGGGTAGGGTATCTTCTGAAGTCTCTTCAGAGGTCTCTCCGTTCCCTCTAGAGGGGGTTTCTGAGTCACTCTCTTCTTCTACTTCGTCACCATCTCCACCACCACTAGGTGCATTGTTTTCATAGTCTCCGTCTTCGTTTTCTTCCCAATCGAAGTCGTCTAAATCAGTGATATTAACAATTTCTTCTTCATCACCCTTCTCGTTTTCTGCAGACCAGTCATATAGTTCTTGTGCAATTGATACAACCTCTTCGAAGGTTTTTGCATTGAAAGACCTGTCATAGAAGTCTTGTTCTATATCATTTAGAACAACGTTTGAACTCATACCTACTTTAGAATAGAGATTGATTCTATCAATTGCAGATAGTTCTTCTAGATTCTTACCACTGATACCAAAGAAATCTTTCTGCATCAACTCATCGTATGCTTTGAAGAAAGACTTCCTCAAGCCTGGGAACTTACTCTTAATCATCTTCTCAATTCTGATATCCTCAATCACATTGAGATAGTCTTTAAGAACTCTATTGTCAATAAGTGTAGAGTGTAACCCCTCATATGGAGTGTGCAATGCATGAGACACTTCGTGACCCATGAATAAATCATACAACTCTGCAGATATATCCTCTTTAAATATAGGACAAGTAAGTACCCTGTTCTTAACATCGAATGATGCAGTAGGTACCTTCTTGTGTTGGATTGATATGTTCTCTGATGCCATTAGTTTTGCAAGAGAGTCTTTTTGGTTTCTTAGTAAATTTGTCATGTTTATAGTATACAAAAAAGTGAGACCCATTGTCAACTTTTTATTTGTACGAACTTCCTCCTTGCTTTTGAAAATTGTTTCATAGGGGATTTAAAAATTATCTCTTCTTTAGTTCCACTCTTGATGTACCCTACAAGTTCAGTTTTTTTATTTACAATGTAGGTGTGGTTAGAAACATTACTATCCCATTCTGTTATTTCTTTAAGATAAGTATTCATTATGCAACCAACCTAGTGTATGGTTCATAACAACCACTGACACCAATTGCAGAGTTATCACATCCTCTACCGTCCATCCATATCTCTAGGTTGATATATTCATAACATTCTGAAGAGAATGTCTGTCCTATAAACGTAGTGTCTAAATTAGTCTCATAGACATTCTTACCCATTCTACTGATGGGTTTTACTGAGATTTCATGGGGTGTAACCTCTGTGATTATTGCAGTAGTTGTTACACCATTTAAAGTATATTGACAGGTATCTAACCCAGTTTCAATGTAATCCATATCTAACATTAAATGCACCTCGCTTCATATCTAAGTTCAAAAAGTTTTGCAATGAACCCGTGTTCACCACCCTCAGGGTTTGGTAATTTCTCAATACCAAATTCGTTTTGAATTGCAAAGATTACATTCCAAATATCTTTATCTGCCATATCATAGATATCTGAAAGAATCTCTTCTTTAATGTTGTCGTTGTGAATGTTTGACATTTTATCTCCTTTCTTTATTACTCTTATAGTATACAAAAAAGTGAGACCCATTGTCAAGTTTTAGTTATGCCAAAAAGTTTCATACACCCAATCTTCTTTTCGGTATGCTTCTCGTTCCCATGGGGTTCTTGAATATGGTACACCCTCATAATCTTTGGTCTTCCATCTAAAGTTTGTAGGACTGAGTTGTCCTAACAGAAATTGTTTTGCATGTATCAACTCATGTGCAAGGTTGAGCATCATATAATCTAAGTCAAAATCAATCTCAGATGTACCTCTTGCAAGTTCTATATCAATGTGGTTCTTACCACCACTACAGAATCCATAACATTCATTATCTAATAGGTTGTGAATATAGATATCCACATCGACTATTCTTCTCATTCTAGGACAATAATGATGTATTACATTCTTGACATATTTTTCAATACGAGATTTTTGTGCAATTCTCCCATGAAAATCAATCAATATGTTCTTTTTAAAGTCCTTCATGGTTTGTATATTAACAAAAAGTGTGACCCACTGTCAACACGAAAGTGGCGGAAGATGAAGGATTCGAACCTTCGATACCGATAAAGGTATGCTGGTTTTCAAGACCAGTGCATTCAACCACTCTGCCAATCTTCCTTAAGTGGTGGAGCTAGAGGGAATCGAACCCACGACCTACTGATTGCAAACCAGTCGCTCTCCCAACTGAGCTATAGCCCCTAAGTTATTCTATTAAATGATGTGTAATCATCATCACCCACATCCATGGGTTGGTCGGGTCTCATGTCCATAGGGTTGGACGTGAACCACATAGGAATAGTGTACCTATCTGCCTTATAAACTTTCTTTACACCATGTTCAAAAGTTAATCCTTCAAAGATTACCATCTCTCCTGCTACAGGTGTATATACAAATTCTTCTTCAATACCTTCTTGTTTTGGAAACCACAGTTCACCACCACCATAGTTATCATTGAGATAACATATTGCAGCCCATTCTGTTTGTGGATATACGGGTGGTGCATCGGGGTCGTCTGAACTTAAATCAGAGTAGGTATCAATGTGGGTAGGTTGGTGACTTCCTAATGGGAATCTCATCAGTTCCGTCTGTTCGGGATACATGATATTCTTTGCGTGTTTTGCAACTTCATTGAGTGCAACCATTTCCACATATCTCATACAATCACGAACCATGTGTGTTCTGACATTACATAAATCTATCTTACGATTATTGTAATGTTCTGCAGTGTCGTAATTACTTAGAAGATTCGGATGAGTCTTGTGGAAGTGTATTAGGTTCTTCCTCTGAGTGTAACTCAGTACGTTCACTTTCTTGATGAACTTTAGCTTCTTCGGCTCTTCTTCTGATTTCTTCAACAACTTTAAGTCTGGCTTCATATTCTAATCTCTTTCTTTGTTCTTTAGGACGAGCTTTCAATGCACGTTCTAGTTTTAATCTTGATGCACGTTGGAGAAATACTATTCCATTCAAATGGTCAATCTCATGCTGTATACATCTTGATGCAAGTCCTTGTAGTTGTTCACTTTGTGTTTCACCATTCACATCTTGATATTCTACTTCGACTATTTTTGGTCTTTTGATAGAGACATAGATGTCGGGAAATGATAGACATCCTTCTTTCTCTAACTCTGTTTCTTGTGACACTGCTTTCAACTCGGGGTTAAAGAATATCTTTGCACCTTCTGTTGTCATCATGACACAACACTTCACGGGTAATCCCACTTGATTTGCAGATAATCCTATACCGTTATACTGTGTACATAACTCAATCAGTTTGTCTGATATTTCCTTTGGGTCATGAGACGGATTGTCGAAATCAAATTGTGGTGGTGGGGTTCGTAAAACTTTACTAGCTTCTTCTACTAATTCATACATAATTTACATTAGGGGATATTTTCCTCCCCCATTCACTTTTACTGTTTTAATATCTAATCCAAAGAAATTCATTAATCCTCGGATTGCCATCTTTCCAAGTTTCTTAATATAGTTGAATGCCATCTTGACTCTTGCCATGATAGCTTCCCATACTTTTTTAATTTTATTAAGTACATTGGATGCAACGTTTTTGACTTTGTTTGCAAGTTTCGAAAAGATTGCAAACTCGTCTAGTTGCTGTAGTTCTTCTGTTAAGAAGATACCACTATTATTTATCTCTTCATTTATAATCTGTTTGAATGACTTAGTTTCTTCATTCATTCTTGCAAGGTCTTTCTTAGTCATCTTAGAAGTCCTTAGTGCAAGATATGGTTTAGACCCACTACTAGATTTAAATGAAACATAAAACTTGTTTCC